ACAGTATATGAAACAATTTCTTCACCGATTAATGCTTCACCAGTGTTAACAGATATACCACCAAATGTAGCAAACGGTGTTGTATTTGCAACTGATACCACTGTTCCTTCAGATGTTAATTCAGATGTTGTAGCCACGAGGGTTGTATCTGGTTTAACATTTTTAATTTCAACTTTATTTGTAGCACCATGATGTGCATGATTATATTGTGTTACTTCAAATACACTACCAGTGAATAAATCACTAGTTGGGAATGATGAAGTAAACTGAGGTGAACTCACAGTCACAGATGACAAAGTTCTGGTAGTATTATTTGTATTATAATGAACAAGTTTATGACCAGAGGTAAACTGCTTACCTTGAACATCAGTTAAGAATAAAGTATCAGCACTGGTTTGAACTGCAGTAACCACTACTTTAAATCCAGCACCTCTTGTGACCTTAACATCTGAATTGTCAACAGTTAAAACTTCACCCACTTGATATCCTGATCCAGTTGTTAAGTTTGATATTGAATTTATCGCACCAGTAGTTGCATCAACTGAAACTGAACACTGAGCTCCTGTTCCACTACCTGTTAAAGATACGAGTGGAATATTATTGGAGTTAGTAACTGAATATCCAGCACCGTTAGAAACTATTTCAAATGTTGTAGATGAACTAATTGCAGCACCTCTACCTTCAACAATTCCTGTTACACATAAATCTTCATTAGCCGCTGCAGAATTAGATCCATTATCGGTACTTACCTTTCTTCCAATAGGGAAATCAGTAAGTGAAGCACCACTACATTTTACAGTTAGTTTTCTTGGTAATACTCTTATTGGGTTATCTGGTAATACTTGTGTATTAAGATTTCCTGCTTCAATTGGAGTATTGTAGAACGTAGCAGTTCCTGATTCAACAAATGATGCTTTACGTAATTTAAATGTTAAATCCTGATACTGACTTGCAGTCCAAATTGTACCATTTTGTGATTTAAATAAACTACCACCAATATATTGTTTAGATACAACTACGTTTTCTACATCTGGTAAATTTGTTGTTCTAACTGTTTTTTGACCCATCGTGGCAACCCACATTTCATACTTATCAGAAGAAGGTGATAAGAATACTAAAGCATATTCTTTCTCTGGTTCAAGATAAATTGGTGATGGGAAACTTAAAGTAGTTGCTACAGACGCATCATCAGAGACATTAATATTATTTGGATTAACAGCAATTTGTGCATAATCCTGTACAAGATACTGTGTTGGAGTTCCTAATTCAACATATCTTAATTCAACAAATAATTTTGCTTTTTCATCTTTTGATCTAAAAAAGACATCAAATGAAGTTAAAAATGCACCTGTTTCATCAACAGTAAATGATTGTGCTAATGGATCTCTATGTGGAGCTTTGTATTTCGTCCTCTCTTCTTTGTAAGTTAAATTGGTTCTTTGAATTATCTCATTTGGACGTGTTCCTGATGGTTTGGGTGGATTTCTTACAGATACATTGTTGCTTGTTTGAGTTTGTATGGTGCCTGTTCCAGTAAATGTACCAGATGCATCACTAGCGTGATCTGTGCTGCCAGGAACGGGTATAGTGCCCTCTGGTGCTGCTGTAACTCTAAATGTTTTTGTGCCTGTAGCGAATAAAGTAGGTGGTTTTGGAGTTTTAGTTGCATCTCTAAAGAAAAATGCTCCTAATATATCACCCCAGTTATCACTAAACAAACCAATACTACTTACGGTTGCAACTGCACCACTACTCTTTCCTACAATTTTTGCACCCTTAACAATATAACCAAAATATTTTTCTTGATTTGCTAGTGCTATAGTATCAACGTTAAGTAGTTTTGAAGTTGCTGAATAAGTGTCTGATGGTGCTGGTCTTGATGTATCAAAAGGGTCAACTGTGTATTTTTCTTCTAAAACTGAAGGAGATCCTAATCCTGCACCAACATCAGGTCTCGATGAATCACCAAATTTATGATTAGGTTGTTTTATTCTTGCAAATCCTATCTGTGTACCATCTATTTCAATGTTAATATCTTCAAAAACACTAAATGTTCCTGAAACCATATTAATTTCAACTAATTTAGGGAATATATCAGGAACACCATTATCAAGATAATGATAATGTTTTGTGTTTGGTCTCAAACCATTAGCATTGAAGAAAACATTTCTTGAACGCATATAAGGATCTGCTTTACTTGTTAACTTAATACTTTCAACATAATCAAATTCATGACTAGGACCTTGTAAAACATTTTGGAATGTTCTTCTAATTTGTTGAGTTTGAGCAGTTAATCTTTTAACTATTCTTATTCTTCTCCTATAAGTATTATAATCTGGATCTCGAATATCTCTTACTTGTCCATTTGTTGCTTCAAGAGGTGTTTCAGCTATAGTTCCAATTACCTCTTCATTAGCAACCTCTGCCCATTCAGCACCTGTTGACTCAGTTCTTTCATTATTAACATAAAGTGTTCTTGTCCAGTTATCAGATGGTGGATCTAAGATTATACCACCCATAAAAACAATCACATTAAATGGGTTTACATTCTCCACTTCAGTAGCTTGTGGTTGTGTTAACCAATCAACCTCTGTATAATTTAATGTTATTAAATCACCTGTTTTTTTACAATTTGGGTCTAAAAGTTGCAAATTAGAATTAAGATCAGCAGCATCTATATCAATAGATGGATTTACTGCTAGTTCTGGATTTATTGACCAAAAATCTGTGGCACTTATTAATTCATTATTAATTACATCTACATCGCATCTTGATCCTATTTCTGGTGAAAAATCAATAAAGTTTCTACTTGAAAAATCATTAACAACAAGACCAGTTTTAAATCTATCAAGACCATCAGCATCTCTTACTTGAAGTGATTGTGCACTTACTTCTAACGCACTCAAAGTTGTTGTTAATTCTAAATTTTCAATTCTCTTCTCTAAGGCACCAATATCTCTCATTGTAAATCTCTTATTATCAAACATTTTAATATTTGGAGATCTAACTGTATCAAAAAGATATGCTGGTAAAGAGATTTCAGCAATTTCCATTGAATTGCCTACTTCAGTAGGAGGTGCTGGTTCTTCTGCAGGTTCACCTTTTACTAATTTTACCTCTTGATATTGATTGATCACTAATTTATCAATTCTTGGTAAATAATAACTGTATCCTAGAATTGAACTTTCATTTGGTGTAACAACATATGGATTTGTTGACTCAAATTCTCTTGCTCCAAAAGAGAAAGGAGAAACGTTTTCGTTACTTATAGTGAATGGTTTTACTCTTGGTCTTAGATCAATTATGTCTGTTGCCCTATTACCATCAACTATAGGAATATCTTGTGAATATCTTTCTTTAGTGTATGAATTTACCGAATAGAAATCACCACTATTCCCACTTGCGACTTGATATTGATCAAAAATAACTAATAATTTTTTAGATGGAACACCTACTTTTGCTTTTCTTACAATTCTAGAATAATCACAATATTGTGTTTTATGACCTTTATCTAAAAGATAGTTGTTTGTACGATCAACAAAATTACCTGCCTCTGTTCCTTGTAGTATATATTCGCCACCTGACTCCTTAAAATGAATGACCTCACCAATCGTAAATTTATTTCCGTTAAGATAAACAAATTTAATTTCAGTTGCATTTGGTGCCGAAACAATTTGACCTACTGCTCTACTATCTTTACCAACTATTTTCTCACCAATTATGGCATTTGTATTTAATGATAATCCAGAGACGAAGGTAAGTCCGTCTAATGTTGGAATTGCAGTTGTTTTTGATTCATAAACTGCAACAACTTTTGATACATCTGGTACGTTAAGTGAAATCTCTCTATCTTCAACTCTCAATCCATAAGCGTTACTTGGTATTAGTAAACTTGTTAATGTTGATATACCAACAGTTCTTGTTACTTCAAGTTGTTGACTTCTAGTATAATCTTTTGATTTACTAGAGGCACCTACTTTTTTCATAGAGACATTTACTGTCACTTGAGTTGCTGAAGACTGGGATAAACCGTTGAATGTAACATCATTGTTTGCATTATCCACAGATACTTGATCTGCTGTTAATGTTTCTATTAATCCATTTTGATAATGTATAGAATATTTTTCGGCATCAAACGGTTCAAAGAAAGCACTTGAAATTCCAGAACTAGCATCTAATCCTGCTTGAGAATTTATTGTTAAAGATCCACCTGAAACTGTTTGATTGGTAATTTGTCTACTAATAATCAAATTAGAGTTTGAAGTATCAACATTTGAGATGACTTTTCTCGGTAATTTTGAAAATATACCAGAATTTTCAAAATTAAGTATTTTAGGAACTTTTATTCTAAATGGAGATGAAGTTGCGGTTATTGTTCCTGTACTTACACCCACAACATTTGTTGTTGCTGCTAAAGTTAATATTTTACCATCATTAGAAATTGCATTTAATTTATTAAATACTGGATCTTGAAAATTACCCTTGTTATATGAAATAATTGCATCTGTATTAATACCCACACCTGCAAAACTTCTATTAGCAACACTCGCTGCACTTCCAACAATGTTTAACTCATCTGTTATTGAAAAATTTGGTAAAACTCGATCATATAATACAGTGTCTGCATTAAAGGTTGATATACCTGCACTAAAATTACTTTGATAAATTGATTTGATATCGTCTGATGTAAATGTTAAAACTTCTTTAATTGATGTTCCCGCAACGGTGGATCTTTCGTTAAATATAATTTCTTCACCAGCTATAAATTTACCAGTTGTTTGTGATAAACAAATTTCTTCATTACCTGTAGACTCAGCATCTTTTGCAGCGTATCCAATTGCTCCACTTGCAAGACCTCTTACTCTAGTTCCCAAGGGAACAAGTGTAGCTTCAAACGCTGTGCATTTTAAAATTGTAAATGTTTGAATATCATATAAATGTAAATCCCAAGGTGTTGTTGCTCCTACATATGAAGCATCAGAAAGACCAAAAGAATATACTCTTGCCTCTCCAACTTGTAGTCCTTGTGCCAATGTTTTATTGGTACCAACTCTTTGGTTTCTTAACTGAACAACATTCGTATTATTCCCACCAAGACTTATTGTGGGTGCTCCAAGAACATTATTTACTTTAATCAGACTACCCATATTAAATGGAATCGATGCATTTTTTATTGTTTTTGTAGTTCTTGGTTTCTCTACATCAATGACTGTAGTGCCTGGTAAAGATACATCATATCCTCTAACATATGCTGTACCTGGTGATAATTTTACACACATCAAATCATCACTTGGTGCATTTCCTTCATCTGTTGCTTGATTTTCAACATATAATCCACCCGATCCAACTTCATCATTTAATGCATTTTGAGTTGTTACACGAAATGGTTCAACTGCATAGTTTCCTGATTCATCAAATGTCCTTTTTGCAAAATATTTTTTTAATTCTGAGTATACCGTTGAGTCTTGTAATTTTTTAGTTTGACCTTCAACTGTTCTGAATAATTCAACAAAATTAGTGTCTTGATAATCTTGTAAATCTTTTTTAGCGAGTTTTACTGTTATTTTAAATCTGTCAGCACCAGGTGCTGCAAAGTTTGTAAAACCTTTGGCATTGTCATATAATGAAGAATCATCATTAGCATTTATGATTTCCTCTAATATTTCAAAACCAACTCTATATGATGGTGTATTTGAATATGGCTCTAAAATAATTTGTGAAGTAGGTACATCTACGAATGCACCACGTAAAAAATATACTCCCTTATTGACACCAAATGCAGATCCTGTAGCAGTTGCATTTCCAGATACTAATGTTAAAATAGTTTCTTCAACATTTAAAGTTGTATTTCCATAAGTTACATTTTCTTCAAGTATTAGTACTTCACCATCTGGAAAGGCAGTGCTCTCTCCACTAGTTCCTGATTGATTATACTTAATAAAGATTGTAATATCATCAACTCCCTCTTCTGGAGGTAGAATAAAGTTTTTTATTGTTGCAACAATACCTGAACTTTGTCCTCTGACTCTTGTACCTTTTCCACCATTATTAGCAATTATATTACTTAAATAAATCGAAACATCAACACCTAAGTGTGTTCCATTTACTTTTGCAGAAAAATAAGTTGGATCATACTCAATACCACCAGGTATGACCATTGAACCTTCTTTAAATATGTGTTTTCCAAATGACTCAACTTGATTTTGTAACAAAGACTGTAAACCAGTAAGTTCTCTTGCCTGTACAGGGTAACCAGGTTTAAATAGAACCTTGTAAAAGTTTTTGTCCTTATTAAAATCATCATAATAAGGTGATATATTTAAGTTAGTCTTCTGTGGCATCGGTTAAAATTCCAGTATGATTTTTATGTCTTCTTTTTGACGAGGATTACGATTAATTATAGGTCTATTATCTAGATAGATTATTTCACCAGACCCTTTATTTATCTCACTATCAGATAACCCTTGTGCAAAAGTTGTACCTAAATTAATAACTTTGGTTCCATTTGGGTTTATTGTAGCATCGGAAAAAGTAATATCTATTGCTCCAGAAAAAGATGATGCTGTTCCTACTACATTATTTGAAGTAATTGCATTCTCAAATCCATATACTCTACCAGATGTTGATATTCCTGAATAATCAGTTTGATCAAAAATTGTTCTATTAAAATTCAAAGATCTATCTCTAAAATACTTCATAACTTTAGTTTCAACATCATATGATGCAACAAAACCAGTTGCTACCTTTCCATTAAGTGGAGTAACAGTGAGAGTTTGTTTTATCTCCTCGCCAATTTTAGGAGAAGATCCAGTCACGGTACTAAATTTGATTGCCTGTAAAGATGAGTAAGTATTATCTGTATAAGTTATTGCTGTACCAACTTTGGTTGGATTTTTTACAATTCCCACTTGTCCAAATTTAGTATCAATCGGGAAATCTTTTGTAGAATCGTCAAATCTAGCATAAACAATCACTCTATCGGTTCCTAATTCAGTATATACATCATTTCCATGACCTAATTTTGGTGGAATGATTGGAATTAATTTTGCTCTTTGATTAGTTGCAACATTACTGTTAAGGGTTCCTAAATCAACAAGTGCATAACTATAACCCTTTCCACCAGCACTAACTGTCACATCAGTGATTGTTCCTGCAGTATCAACATCAACTCTTGCCTTAGCCCCTGAACCATCACCAATAATATCTACTTCTTGACCAGATCCAGTTGCGTAATTACTACCACCATTCTCAATGTAAACATGTTTAATTTGATTTTCATTTACTGATGAGTCCCCATTTTCACGCACTGCTCTTATTTGAGCATCGGTGGAAGAAGACCAATTGTTCGGGACAGTAATGAACTCAGTTGAGTCAAATTTAATAATATCACTAGGTGAAACAGTGAAAAGATACTTCCAAACATATCCATCACCACTATTTCCTGCTTTTGATGGTTCCAAGTCTGTAAAGGTTGGTTCGTCCTGTGATACGTTTCCAAGAGGGTTAGTTCCACTTGATCCATTATCAATACAAACGTAAACTTTGAAGTCGGAATTAAGTACGTAGTAGTTCGCATCATACAATCTGTTTGCTTTAGTTAAAGGACTTTGATTTGTAGCACTATAATCATCTCTGTATATTTCATATCGATTTCCAGATATCCAATCTACCCTTCTTATAATTCTTCTTATATTTGCTGATGATACCTTTTTACCAAACATCATAGTATCACCAGAGTGTGCTCTGTATGAAAAACTATCTATGGGTGCAGGTGTATTTGAGTTCCAATTTGCTGATCTTCCGTAACCCACCACAGTATCTGATCCTGTTGGATTTGTTAATCCTACAAAAACATAGTATGAATTATTTGTATTTTCTACTGATTCAACAAAATTATTTGCGTTCAGAATTCTAAATTGGTCAGTAACAATTGCCGACATCTTAAAATTTTACTTTTCTTTTTATTTATAGTGGTTATTTAATCAAAGTCCAAATACTCTGATC